TAGGCCCACCCAATTCTTTATTCAGTTCACGCAGAGCGTGATTACATCTGCGGTCTGCACTGGAGCGATGGCAACCAAGGACTTCACCGATACGTTCAAGAGTAAGGTTCTCGTGGTAGCGCAGCATAAGTACGTGCTTGTCTTCTTCTTCCAGCTTCTGATAACACTTCTTAATATCTAATAGCATAGCCAGCAGGTTGCCACCTTCGGCTGGACTAGACGAACCCTTTGGTTGTCCATCTCTAATCATCTCTTGCGCTTGCTCTAGCACTGTGCCATCTATAACGGATGCAATAACAAAGGGTAGTAACTGACCAAGCATTGCAGTCTGGTAGTAGGCCTCATCACCTAGTTGATAGCCAGACTTGGTTGCCTTCTCCTTGCGACAGTAGCGTTCAGCAGCACGTGACATCTGCCAAGCAATCTTCTGCTCGTTGTGTCTGCGTTGCTCGACGTTCTCTTCACTGAGCTGATCATTGATGTATCCAGCACGGGCTAGCGCCCATTGCATACACTCCTGCTTTACATCATCGCGTTCAACAAAGTTCCTGTATTGCTTGTATACAGTGTTAGCAACGCTAGGTGCTATGTCAAAGATGGATGGATGTATGTTAGTCACAGTCAGGTAGCACCAAATCTATAGTGTGTTGCAAGTTAAGTAACTTGATGGCAAGGAAGTCTATGTAGTTACTAGCATCAGCTAGTTCTTCAATCAGTTCCCTGATGGTGTCTGAAGTGGTAAAGGACTCGAACTTCTGTCCTTGTGCTATTGCATACTGGTCTGCTCCCACACCACGCACACGGCTAGCACGCAGGGATGCAAAGGATTCAATGAAGGATGTCAGGTCATCAGTGCTCACGCCACCTGTTCGATAGCCTGTGACTGCGGAATGATCTACTAACGGGTTTGGATGGGGCGTATCAGAAGTGTTTCGTTCTGGTAATTCACTTCCAGGATGACGAAGCCCAAAGTATTCAAAATCTGTGCCATCTGTAGCCATTCGTTCTTATCCATTCCCCTCACCTACCAGCAAAGTCTGTGTAGCTTGCGCTCCATAGGCTAAGTAGTAGTCGTTTATGTCCATATTAGGAGGTAAATGTACTATAACTCCGTTTAATACTTCGGAAGCCACACGCTTAGAGAATTCGGCACCCGGATTAGTGCCGTCCTCTTTGACATCATTATCGCCTACGATATACACACTGTCATAACCGTTGAGTAACTTAGCAAAGTGTGGTTTCCACGCTTGCACTCCAGGTACACCCACTGCAGGGATACCCAGTACTCCTGAGACTATGACTGTATCTAACTCGCCTTCACACACCACGATGTGTCTACTCAAGATGGTTGTGTCAACGACGTTATATAAGTGTGCCTTCTGCCCTGTCGGGCTTCCGTACTTGGGCTTACCATCATCTAACCTACGGAACTTAAAGCCTACGCAGTGGTTAAGCGCGGTGATGTATGGAATAGATAGCCAACCCTCGTGCAGTTCGTGACCGTTCATAGGATCAGTCACACTGCCTAGCATATAGAGAGCCGCTACCTCTTCAGATATCCCACGTTCTGCTAGCGCGACGATTGCCTCCGGACTTATTTGTTGTGCGTATCGCTGCGCCGCTTCCAGCTGCAATTTCGATTGCACGTTTGAGGCCATCGTTAAACTCCAAGTTCTCTAGTATGCAGACTAAGTTAGCTGCATTGCCACCTTTACCGCAGGTGTGACAGTAGTACAAGTTATCGTACGTGTTGATGACAGCAGAGCGTCTGCTGTCTGTATGTAAGCAGCACCGGACACTAGCTGACTTACCTTCTCTTACTTCACCGCCAAAGTATCTGACGATGGCATCTATTGGGATGTCGTTGGCATCTACTTTCCCTTTGAACTTTCCCGCTTTACGTACCCTGGACCAGTCCTGTGCTGGCATACGCACCCCTCGCATTGTTCGTGATGTGCTTCGCTGAGTTTAATCTGATTCAAGCGGTTGTATTCGCCTGCATCCATACAAGGCTGACAAATCACGCTTGATCCAGTTCCTCTTCTGGTACGTATTCTTCTGTTGCTTCTTCTGCATCTGCTGCAATGATAGTTTCTTCTGTTACTGCTGGAACTTCGTTCCACGTTTGTGTGCTTGTAATATCTCCGCCTGGAATTGGCATTATTGTTTCTCCTTTAACCATTGTGTTAAGTCTTGGACCACCCAAGCCTTTTCTATACCAGCGTTGCGACGCTTAACTACAACATAATGCAGCGGCACTTCCCCAATACCACGAGCCTTAGCGTAGTTAAGCGCCTCAACTTCTGCTTGCCTCCAGAACTCCGGCAGGTCTAGTCGTGCCGTGTTCTTGAGTTCTAGTATGTAGGTCTGTCCCGAGACAACTACAACTAAATCTCCTTCGTCATCTTTGCCAGCCAAGCGCAAGCGCTCAGCTAAGACACCAAGACCACGAAACCATTTCATAACATCAATCTCAAAGGCAGCGCCTTTGGTCTTATTGTACTTCGGGCTTGCCATTTTTACCCGTGTCGTACACAGCGTTACCGTTCTCGTCAATCTTAATCTTAAATACTTTCAGTTCAATCAGCGCCATAATCAAGTTAGCCATATCAGCCTTGAGTTGCTTGATCTCATTCTTTAAGTATTGAATCTCTGTGTTAGCCATTAGATTGCTACCTCGTGTCCGTACTCATCTTGTGGTATGTAATCATCTGTATACCCTGCTCGTGCATCACGAGAAAGCATAGCCCCGTAAGCATCTCCGTCTGCTATCTGACACGCACCGTAGTTCACATACAAGGTAGCAAAGTCCTTGCCATCTGCTGCGTGTGGACCAAAGCGGTTCTTAACCGCAGCTACCTTTAACTCACCGACAGTTGGGTTATAGCCCAGTGTAAGAATCAGAGCAGGTAACTGACTGACCTTACCGTGAATAGCACGTCGTGATGGTGGCTCTGTTGGAGAACCGTACTCTGATTGCTCAGAGACGTGGTGCAGTATCAGTACGCAGGCTTCAGTCTTACGTGCCATATCGTGAAGCTCCATCATAATTGCACGAAGCCCAGCCCATTCGTTGTCTGTCTCAGCAGCTACATTCATAAGATTATCTATGATGATCAACTCAGGGGCTTGGCCGTACAACTCGACATAAGCCTTTATCTCCAACTCGATATCATCGAGTGACGGACTGGAATCAAAGACCCACTTAATATGTTTTAACTTATCAAATGCACCATCGTAAAAGTGTGAGTCAGTCGAAAGGTTCTGCTCCACATTCACTTGGTTATGTCCAGATGCGTGCGCTGCAGCTCTCAACATTACAGTTGTGGTATCAGTATCTGCTGAGAAGAACAGCGTAGGTACCTTTGCCTTGACTGCATAGATAAGAGCAAACATTGATTTACCAGCGTTAGGTGCAGCAGCTACCATACAGACTTGTCCCCTGCGGAACTTAATCTGCTTAGATGCTAAACCTTTCCATACATCAGGAAGAGGCGTTGCTTTGGTGAGGATTGTGCCCCACGCACGTTGTAGATCAAGCAACGTCTTCCTCCCTCAATGTAATTTTTCTTTCCTTACGGATTGCCCTGCGGTTGCCTTCAGTGAGGCCACCCCAGATACCGTGTATTTCTTTTTTAATACCCCACTCTGCACATTCCGTTTGATGGGGACACGATAAGCAGATTCTCTTTGCCATAGCAATTTCAACATTGCCAAATGGTTGTCCTTCCTTTTCAGGAAAGAACAAGTCACCACCTATCTCAGCGCAGCTTGGGTTCTCATAGAACCTTGGCTCGCGCATACATTAACGAACCCAGATAGTCTCGCACTTATCTAACGCACCCTTAGGTGCTGCACACATATATCCCTGCCAAGGTCCACGTGCAGATGTACCAGTCTTGAATGCCATCTGTCCGTGCTTGCAGTTCTTAGTACCAGGCTGTGCTGCTGGATTAGCGCGGTCATCCAAAGGATGAATTGGTGTTGCATTGAACTGCGCCTGAATGTTCTGTACTGCAGTAGCAGTAGCGCCACCTGATAGGTCAGCAGATGTTGACTTAATCAACTGTGCAACCATTGCAAGGTCAACTAGACCTGTCTCAAGATCCTTTACATCTGAAGCATAAAGATTGATAAGAGTTCCGTCAGCTAACTTGTAGTTAATCTGGAACTTGGTGTTCTCGTTTGCAGCCATTTATTTTCCTCCGATAGGTTTGATGTTTAGCCTTACAGATTCGTTACCAATAACCTTTGGTACGAACCCTAGAAGTTTCTCAACTTCCTTACTGTCAACTGTCTCACGACCTTTAACAGTTGTCCAACTGATTTCTACACCGCTTCTTGTAGTACCGGTTGCTCCTTCTAAAGATGCCTTCAAAGTCTCACGTTCTTTTTCCAGCTCTTTGATCTTGCCATCTAACTGTAGGTAGTGCAGTGCGTGCTTGTCAACTTCTTCGTCCTCAATCACG